ATCTATAAATATATCTAATTCAGTTTGTATATTTTGTGATTGTAATGTTTTTTTATAATTATATCGTTTATCATTATTTTTCATATCAAATATAAAAACTAATTTATTAGTTCTTTTATCTGTAGATAAACATATATATTTAGGTAAATCTAATTTATTATTTTTATTTTTATTATATGTTTCAATAGTTATTTCATTATCTAGTAATTGTAAATATAATTTACATTCATTAATTTTATCTAATAATGAAATATTATTACATTTAGATGATTCAAATATTTTTTTTTGATTTGGATGATTTTTAATATAAAAATATTCTCTATATTTTAATATATTTTCATCTATTATTTTTTTTCTTATTTCTAAACATTTATTATCTTTATTTTTATAAGCATTTATATAATCATTATATATTTCACTTTTGTTTTTATTTGGATCATAAATATCTAAACGATATGTTACATATTTTGGAATATCTTTTTGACAAATACCAATTGGTAAATTTATTGCATCACATCTTCTTTCTGGTTTATTACGATTAATATTTTGTAATGATTGTGATGCTAATCTTAGATTTTCACGTCGGTTATCTAATTTATCACGATTAATATGGTCAATAGTTGTTTCAATATCATTATATTCAATAGTATCATGTATATTCATAATTAATTGATGTAAATAATATGATTTTTTATTAATCATAGTTGAAATATATCCGCCACCATTAATATAATAACTTATATTTTTTATTAAAACTTTATCTAAATCTTCACATGAAAATTTAGTATATAAATTTTTATTTTTTTGTTTAATATTCATTATATAATAAATATCATTATTTTCTTTATTTTTAACTTTATAATACATATTACGATATTGATTAGATGATTTACCATATTTAATTAATGTTGGTTTACCAAATTCTAAAATATCATATTTTAATAATATATCATCTATATCAGTAATATTATATTTATTAATTATTTCTTCCATTTTAGTAATATTATTACTTTTATTTTTAAATAAATTATTCATCAATTTTTTATTATTAAATTATATTATATATTTTAATAATAAAAAAAATATTTTAATGCGTTATCTCATCTAATTCGAATATGCCGTGCCGGCCATACCCGACATAACACGAAGTACATTGTAATTTACAGTATAAATATTCATTATTGAAGATGAACCAATATTTGCAGATACTTTAGAATCATTTTTATTATTTTCATAACCTAAATCAACTTGTAAAGTTGCATTATCAATACGTGAGAAGTTGCATGAACCAGTTGGTTGATGATCTTCAGGTTTAAGTGCAAAACTATATACATTAATACCATCAGCAGGTGTATTAGAAAAATGTTGAAATGGTTGAACATAATTAAAGTAATATCCATCACGTACTTGGAAACGATCATGTCCATTTAATTGTAATTTAGTTTGATAAACAGGGTTATCAGAACCATCAATATAATTTCCATAATTAAATTGATTTATAACAGTTAAACTAAATAAGGTTAAGAAAATAGATACAACATTTGTTGCTGCAGTAGAACCTAATATTTGTGCTAAAGTTGCAGATATATCAGACATAGTTAAATCATTTCGTGTAACAATAGCATTATCTAAGAAATTCTTAGCAATTGCAGATGGACTTTCACCAGCTTTATTAACAGCTATAGGCGCATCAACACCAGTTGGCGCAGCTTGTACAACAAATTTAACTTCAATTTTAGATAAAATATCAGATGGTAAATTTAATGTTACAGGTACTGTACGACCAGGTTCAATTACATCACCAGCTACACTAGTTGAACCAGCACCAGATGCTGAATTTGTAGGATTTACAGTTATTTTACCATCAGTATTAACGGTTGAAGGTGTATATACTAAACCACCAGAGCAAGCACCAGCAATAATTTTAGCAAAACGATCACGAGCAACACGCCAATCATTATCAAAAGCATAAGCTATATAATTAGCACGGCTAGAATATTGTTGTAAATGAGGAGCCCATACTAAATATTTGCTTGGATGATTAAAATTAAGACGAAATTTATTTGTATTAGTTAAAGTTTCAGAACCAGTAAATTGTAATTGTTCAATTAAATATTCATGAGATGCTTGAGCAAAACGTTTACGTTCTTCTGAATCTAAATATACATAATCAATTAATAAATATGAATCTTTCATTAATGATTGACCATTGAATGTTGGTTCTTGCGTTCCTTCATAATTGATTACTAATTTAGGATCAGTAAATTTAAGAGTAATACGTACATCATGATATTGTAAAGCAATTAAAGGAAGTGCAAGGCCATTATTACGATTAAACCAAAATTGAAGGGGTACATATAATTGATATCGTGGTTTAGCATTTACAGATAAATTCTTTAATTCAGGTACATCGCCAATTAATTTAGAATATCCACGTACTTGTCCAGATTTATGAGTAAGTTCATACCAAATATTTAACCAATCACCATATTGTTCATCAATTTTAGAACCACCGATTTCAATTTTAACATTTTCAATCATAGCATGCCCTAAACGTGATACATATCCCCAAGCAATAGGCATTGCAGCAACTGAATTTAATTCAACCGCAACATACATATTAGTTATTAAATCACCATTGCGATTAATATTGCATGTTACTGTACGTCCAAATTCAGCAGCGCCATTCCAGGTTTGTTGAATAGCTTCAACAGAAAAATTAGTATGACGTCTATATACTACTTTAAAAAAAGTAATTTGTGGATTGCCAGAAAGATAAACATCCTGTGCTCCATAAGCTACGAGTTGCATTAAACCACCGCCCATATTATTATTATAATAAATATTAGAAAAAAAAAATTTTAAATATTTTTTTAAATTTTACACATAAAAATAATATTTTATTATAAAAATAAAAAATTTAAATGTTTTTTTTATAAAAAAATATAAAATTATTAAATATTATTTAAAAATATTTTTATAATAATAAATTATATGATTAATAATAAATTTAAAAATACATCAAAATATAAAGAAAATAAAATAGGTATAAAAGAATCAAATACATTAGATAATAAACATAGAATTATGGTAAAACAATTTAATAAAATTAGAAGTGATAAAGAAAATTTATTAAATGAAATAAATTTAATAAATTTAGAATTAAATTTATTAAACGAACGTATTGATACTTTTAACATGGATGATATAAAATATAAAGCAAATTTATTAGATAAAAAAGAAAATATAGAATTACAATATAATAAAATTATTTTAAATTATGATGAAATGGATTATTATGATAATACAGGTGATTTAATATTAGATTATTATGAAATGCGTGATACTAAAGAAAATATTTTAAAAGAAAGTATAAATATATTAGATTTTTTATGTACAAAAAAAGAAAAAAATATTAATTTACGTAATAATAATATTGATATTAAAAATAGAGCTAATTTATTTGAAAAATATTGCCAACGCGTTGAAGGTATTAGAATTAATCACGATGATGGTTCTAATAGAATTAAATATTGTTTAGAATGTAATATTGAAAAAATATTAGATTTAACAGAAAGTGCATATATTTGCCCGTCATGTGGTGATAGTGAAATTATTATATTAGATGAAGATAGACAAATTAAAGATTACTCACCATATAGAAGATTAAATCATTTTAGAGAATGGTTAAATCAATTTCAAGCAAAACAAAGTCCAGATATACCTGAACATGTTTATATTGATATTGTTAAAGAATTAAATAAAAATAGAATAACTGATTTATCTATTTTAAATAAAAAAAATATGAAAATAATATTAAAAAAACTAGAATATAATATATATTATGAACATGTAGCATATATTATTAATAAATTAAATAATTTACCACCACCAAAAATAACAAGAGATATGGAAAAAGTATTTATATCAATGTTTATTAATATTCAAGAACCATGGGAATTATATAAACAAATAGGACGTAAAAATTTTTTATCTTATTCATATGTTTTACATAAATTTTGTGAATTATTAGAATTAGACCATTTATTAGATTGTTTTCCATTACATAAAGATTTAGATAAAATTATGGAAAATGATCAAATATGGGAGAAAATTTGTAAATATTTAAATTGGGAATATTTAAGTTCATTTAAATAAAATTATTTTCTATTTTATTTTAATGAATTCTATATTATATAATTTATCAATATTAATACTTGGTACAGGTATTATTATGCTTACTATTTATATTACAAAAGTAAATAATAATGGATATATATCACCTATACAAAATGGATTAAGAATTAAAAATAATGAAAATGATATTTATGATGATAAACCATCTGATGTATTTAAAAGTATGTTTTTAGAATCATCAATTATACAAGATTATCAAACATTTAATGTAAATGATAAAACAGATAAACTATATATTAAATAGATAAAAAATTATATAAAGATTATTTTATTTATTTAATAATAATGAGTGTAGATTATTTAACTGAAGATACTATTATACCAGAAGGACAAAAATTTGTTTGTATTTCATTTTTAAGTGATAAAGATAATAAAACAACATTATCAGGAATAAAAATACGTGGTGTTTTTTCAACTTATGAATCAGCATGTGAACAAGCAAAAAAATTACAAAATATAGATCCATATTTTAATGTTTTTGTAGGTGAAACAGGTAAATGGTTACCATTTGATCCAAATCCGGAATCTGAAAATTTTAAAGATTCTGAATACGCAAATGACCAATTAAATAAAATGATGAAATCATATATGGAAAGTCAAGAAAAAGCAAAATTATTTCATGAACAACGTAAAAATGAATTAGTTAGACAAAATTTATTAGATAATATAAAAATAAGAAAAGATAATTTAAATGAATTAAATAATAAATTATCATCAGTTAATGATGATGATAAAAAAAATTTAGAAGAAAATATTAATAATATTGAAAATCAAATTAAAACAATGGAAGAAAAACAAAAAGAAGTAACAGAACAATTAAATGTTTTAGATATTGAATTAAAAAAATTTATTTAACTTTTTCAACAATCAATTTCATTGTATTTTTTTTTTTTAATAAATCATCCATATTAAATAATAATGATTTTTTATTATAATCTGGATCATATAATTGTTTATGATATTTTCTAAATTTATTACTACCTGCTTTAAATTTAGGAACAGTTTTTGCACGATACCAATAAACTTTATCAGTAATATTTTTACTATGTATTCTATTATCTATAACCATTACACCATAATCTTCAGTAACTTCTGAAAATACTTGTTGAAAAATATCAAACGATGGAAACATACCTGCATAATGTTCATATAATCTTTTTCTATTATTAATAGTATCTTCTGCTAATAAAAATATATAATCAAAATTTGAACGCATTTCTGGTGGAATACCAACTGAATATTGCATTGTTAATATAAATGATATATGATGATGTCTTCCATTAAAAAATAATTCTAAAATATTTGGATCTTTTAACCATGTTCCTTTAGAACTCATACAATCATCCATAATTAACATTAATGAATCATCTTTTAATTTTCTATTTTCTTTAATTCTTATTTTATTATCTTCATTAATAATAGATTGTCTTTCATATATTCTATTTAATATATCACTTGTATATTCTGAATATATATAAGAATCAGGTATAAATTCAGAATAAAATGAATTTAATTTTTCAGTTCTACTTATTGCAATTATACTTGCAATATGTCTTTTATGAAACATTATTTCACGTGTTAAATATGATTTACCAGTTGCACGTTTTGCAATCATTGCAATTGTACAATGGTCAACCATATTATGAATATTAAATTTTTTTAATTGTAATTTAGATGCACCAAAATTAATTTCTTTTGTTGTCATTATTAATATAATAATAGAAATTAAATTAAAATTCAGGCAAATCAGTATAAATTAATAAATTTTTATCTGATGTATTATTAATAGATGATTTAAATATATTTTCATTATTATTAATTAATATATCGTCATTATTACAATTATCAATAAGAGCAACGTCTATATTATTATTAAATTTTATATTTAAATTTAAAATAAATCCTATTATTGAACATACTAATAATGGTAATTTAATTTTATTATATAATGATATATTTTTATCTTTTTCTTTATCTTTTTTTTCATTTTGTTGAAACCATAATATTAATATAAAAATAATACTTAATAAAATTATTTGTTTTATGATATAATTCATTAAAATAATAAAGAAATAATATTTATTAAAATAAAAATATATAATTATTAATATATGAATAATAATTTAGTACAAATTAATAATTCTTATGTAGAAAAAATTATAAAATATTTAATTATTACTTTAATTACTATATGTTCACTTAAATATATTCCAGATAC